AGTGAACTCGTATTTTCTGAAACTTTTCATTGTGTTAAATTGTGGTTAGTGATGCGAGTTCCGCGTTGGTTAGGCGGGTTTTGAAAATTGCCGCTTGGTTTACTTTTTGTTGACCCGTGTAAACACTTAAATAATACTGCAAACCAAATGTGCTAAATCCGTTCGGTGTTCCACTTGTGTCCGTTCCGATTTGCACCCCGTCAACATAGAAAACAAAATCGTTTGTTGCATATGCAATCGCACATTTATGACGACCAACAGTTAATGAGGATTTTGTAATTGTTGCAATCGGTCCACTCCCGTCAATTTCTGCATATACCAAATTTCCATTTGAATATAATTCAACATAACGCTCACCCGCACCGCCGTCTTTCATATACCATAAAACGGGGTCGCCTGGTTGCGTTACGCTATCAACGGTAAAATCAAAAAACACACTTCCGCTCGTCTGCCCAATCAACGAACTAATTCCCGTCTTAAAACAAGCATCCGCCACCCTTGTTGCACTTGATGAGGTTGTTGGGATGTAGGATGTGGGGTAACTGCTTTGCTCTAATTGTGCACCCCAAGCCAAAATGTCAAGAGTCAAATCGCCACCATTAAAAAAATTGCCCGTTCCTCCGCGAGTTCCAAAAACAATAGCGTCTGTTCCTACCGAAAGATTTGATAATGTAAACCTTTGCCAAGATGGTGTAACAAGAAACACTTGACCTTGACCGCCACCCCAATACATTAAAACATTTTGATTTGACGATGTATTACTTTTAAGGTAAATAGTAGTCGTACCAGTTGCGCTTAAAGTTAAAGACGATTGGTTGATTGCACTAAAATCCGAAGCGGTAGTACCTGTTCGTGCAAATTGAATGCGGTCTGCGTTTTGCGAACCATCGGGAGATGTAGCAAAATTAGCCGTTACAACAGGAACAGTAGCCGACCCCCCAGATATTTTATTATAAGCAGAATTGTCAAATTGTTCTGAATACAAGCAATAATTCGTACTCTGTTTCTCCAACAACAAACTTGGACACCCGCCCCCGCCATTTTGGTATGTTAGGCGTGGAACATTTAAGCGGTCGGTAGTGGGAAAATAGGGTTTGGCGGTTGCGCCGATGTTTAGTTGTGCGCCCCAAATGTAAACATCACGCGTTCCCGTTGTGGATGAAGTATAAAATCCAAATGTATGGGTTTGCGTTGTTAGCGTTGCGCTTAATGCAACCCTAAACCATCCATCGCCAACGCTTTCAATCGTTCCATTTGTAAATGTTTCGTTGTCAAAATTAATTTCACCAATCGCGGCAAATCCAACTCCCGTTTGGTAAATATAAGTTGAAATTATATTTGTTGATTTTTTTTTGACATACACCGAATAAGTATAAACCCCCGCTGTAATTGCATACACCTGATATGTATTTATAGTATTAGTGGCGGTTGCACTTAATGTGTCTGCGGTAGTCGTTCCATTTGGTGCGGTTGTGGTATTCGCTGTCACCGAATTTCCCGATTCTTTTGCCCAAACTCCATTATCAAAAGTTTCCGATTGTTCCAACAAATTCCAAGCCACAACCTCAACCAACCCCGCACTATTTACTCGCGTTCCGTTGGATGCACGGGTGAATGACAAATCGCCCGACCCGTTTGTGGGAATTTGAGAATAAACAACATCCTCTTTGTATCCGCTTGGTATTAAAACCAAACTCGCTTGTTCTAAAAGTGTACTCATTCTTGTGAATCTAAATTATCCAATTTGAAAATCATGCAGTCCACACCTTCGTAATAACCACCATCCGCAGTTACTCTATTGGTATATTCTAACGCCAATACCGCCCCACCCGCTTGGGTGAATGGTGTTACCCCAATCGCTAATCCAACAAACATTTATTCGTTGTAAAGAACGATTGAACCCGATGTCAAGGTGATTGATGAAATGTAATTACCATCGGCCACACAATGGAATGGGCCTGGCAATAATGTTACACCCGTCAATCCCATAATGGTCATCAATGAATTGCCATCCTTGTCCAAACAAGCCGATACAACGGCATTTGAATTGACAAAGAATCCACGGAATCTTCCCGTGTTGGCTGATGTATTGGCAACGGCTTTTGAACCCGTGTAACCCGCGGTGAATGCTGATCCTGAAATGCTCATATTGATAAAACGATTTTAAGGTTAATTGTTAGGGGTTACGCGATACATTGCCCACGCCTTGCGCCCACAATGTGCCATCACAACACTTTTTTGAATATGTGTTTTTGTCTTTGCATAAACACGCCCTTGTTCCACCGCCTTGTGGTGAACTCCGTGATGGTGTTTTCCACCCGTTCTGGGTGTTGTTCGGGTTGTTTGGGTTGTTCCAATTGCTCATTTTCTTGTAATTAAAAGTATCAAAAATAACAATGCCAATATCAATGCCAAACCAACACCCACCATTTGGGGCAAACTGATTCGTTCTTTGTATTGGATTTGTGGTGGTAATGTGATTGTCTTGGTGAATCGGATGGTGTCGGCCTTTACAACTGTCTTAATTCTTATCACATCGTGATTGCGGTATACAATCGTTTTAACGCCATCTTTTTCAATTGTGAGGGTATCAATCGTTTTTGTGGTGAAAGTGTCTGTAATGGTCACGGAATCGCGTACAAACACCGTATCAATGCCATACACACTTATTTGTGCCATTGCGGGGTTCTTTTTGATGGCTTGTTTCAAATGATACTCCGCCGAACATCCCGTCAAAATGAATAAAAGTGTTAATAATTTACCACCTTTGGAAAACAAATCACAATTGGCGGGTTTCACGATTTTCAATTCCGTGAAGTATTTGGTCAATTTCTTGACCTTTTCATCCTTTGGCTTGTATGTCTTTTTTACAAATTCCATGAAACATAGTTTGATGGGTTGGTGTTTGGGTATTCCCCCGCTTCTTGGTTTTCGGTATACTGTGAAAACAATTGTGGGTAGTAACTCAAATAATCCACAACCCTACGGCGATAAGTTTCCGCGATGTTTCTTTGGCGTTGAACCAATGAATCCAATTCGCTTTTATCTGGTAAGGTGGTGTTTTCGGGTGAGTTACGCAATATACCCGCATTGGTTACCTCATAACCATGGAACAACAACAAATCGGCCATGGCATAATGAATCAACATCGGTTGTACATAATGCGAAACCAAGGTTTGATAATTGCCCGTCAATGTACCCGCTTCCACCTGGGTTAAAATGTAGCGATACAATTTTGTTCCCAACAATTCTTGAACTTGAATATCTTGGGCGATTTTAACGAATGGATAAATTTTATCCACATCCACATTACCACCCAATTGGGTATACTTAAAAATCAACTCTTTGTCGATTAATAGAATATCATCGTTTGCGTACATCTTATTTGTTCTTTAATGATCCTTTGTTTGGCATATCAATCGGCCTTGTTTTGGCAGTATCCCACCCGCTTGGTGAAAATGGCACCCCCGCCTTATCCGCTGATTTGTTTGAAACCTCGTTGTAGTTTTCCAAATTTCTATTATCACCCGTTTCACCAGGTTGTTTTGGCAAAAACTTTCCTTTGACTTGTTTTCGTCTAAATGTCAATCGTTCCCATCTGTGGTGGCAATTTACACCGCCTTTGTACTTCCAAATTGAATAGGAACTTTGACCGCTTGGGGCGAATTGTCCGTTCACACCCGCATCACCCATTTGGATGATATCTTCCCTACGGAATATCACTCCGCTTTTGGCTTCTTGAACCATTGTAGAGCAAAACTCCCTTGATTTGTTGGATACGAAATCAGGACCATAACGGTATCGGATTTTGTACACCCCTTTATCGTCATCACTTTTTTTATTGGGGTTTTCATAAGCAAGGTTAAATTTTAATTCTTCATCGGCATCCGTAACTTCACGAACATCAATGAGTTCCCACTCATCCGTGTTAATTGTTTCGCCCTTGCCTTTCAAATGTTCCAACCAAGAATTTTCATCCTCGATGGTCATATCCTTTCCTTCAAAATACGAATAACAAATGGCCGTGGCTTGGTCGGTGTCTTTGCCCTCACGAACTACAATCGGAATGCAACGCCCCAAAAAATCATCTTTGGATTCACCCGCATTGGGTTTTACCAATTCAATCTTTTTTTTTTCGGCTGACAATGATACGCCCGTCTCTTCCTCGCGGGTTTCATCATCAATGATGTTGCCACTCAAATCGGTGAATTCAAGGGGTTGTAAGGTTTTGAAATAAAGATTCAAATTGTACCCATTGAAGTTCAATACCTGGGTTACTGCATCAATAATCAATCGTTGGAATGGTCGTACCACAACATTATCAAACAAGATTGATGCGGTTTTCATTTCCTCGGCATTGTTACCGAATCCACTATTGTCTTTAATTCCTAACAACATTGGTGAAACAACGCGGTGCGATACCATGATTTTTTGCATGGCTTCACCACTCAAAAATTGATATTGGTTGTGGGCATCACTCAATTGAACGGGTGTGATATCCGCTTTGGAATCTTGACCATCGTTCCATGAAATAATAAACCGACCTGCATTGGATGAACCACCAAACTTTTGTTTGATTTGGGCTTCAACTGTATCTTTTACCTCTGCGGGTGGTTGCCCATTGTTGAAGTTTATCAACATTGAAGGTGCCAAACCATTCATGATGTTGTTGATGTGGAAATTGGAAATCTCCGCTTCCAAGTTGGCATATTGCGTACCTCCTTGGTAATCCACGGGTGCGAAGTAAAAAGAACCCGTTGAATATGGTTTGATTGTAAGGATACATTCGTTTGCGTTTTGGTCGTAACCAAATGCCCTAAACTCAATTGGCGTATGGCCACGCTTCAAATTCGCCCAATCGGGGCAATAATAATACTTTTCAATTTCACCCTTTTCGTTGCACTTTGCGGGGCGAAGGGTTTGTTGTGGAAAGTGTTTGGCTTGTACATACTTTTTGCGATCCTTTGACTTCACCAATTGGAACGATGCTTGGCCCAACATTTTCAAATCCATGGCAATGGCACGGATGCAATCGTTGGAAAACATCTTTTTGAATTCAATGTATCCCGCCAAATCCCGTGATGCCTTGGTTACTTCCAACCCCTTACCAAAAATTTGGTCAACTGTGCCTTTGATACACGCGTTGTTGGTTGGTGATGAATGGTACAAATCAATCAAATACTGATAATAGTTGTTATCATCGCCGTATTGCACCCAATCTTTGTTCTTTTGCTCAATGATGGATGGTGCGGTGTATGATTGAAGTTGTATAAATTCTAAACTCATAATGTTTTCCAATTAGGTGTACCTGGGGCGGTTGTTGTAAATTGCTTCCAAGTGTTGTAAATGTTTGTTGTTCCCGTAATCCAATATCCCAATACCTCCCACATCAATACATTGCCATTGTAAACCCTAAACAACAATTCATCGGTGTTCTTTGCCACCGCATTGATTGATGTCAATGTAGGCAACGCCATGGTGATGAATGAATAGGACTTTACACACGCCGTGGTCACTTGTACCATTGTTTTGGTGGGTTTGTGCCACACCTCAATTTTTGCAGTCGCTACACCCTCAAAATCCACAAATGGTGTGAATGTGATGTTGGTGGATGTTCCGTTGATGTGCATACCTACAAAACGCCATTAATGGTTTTTGTTACAAATGAAAAACCCCCACCGATTGGTGAGGGCTTCCATAACTATAAATCCAATCTAAATTAAGCCCCAGTAACAACTGTGATAACGCTTGTTGACAATTCAACATAGTTATCGGCATCAACTGACATTGGTGGGTTTGGTTCGGCTGACATGAAAGTCAAAGTGTTCAAACGAGCATCACCCATTTGTACACCCCATGCACTTGAACCACCATTGGCATCACAACCAAGGGTTGCACCAATCAACCAAAATTGGTCGTTTCTATCCCAAACGATGATTTGCCATCTGCCCTGGGTTAAAACTTTCAATTGATCCATGTCCGAATCACCCGTTACGGGTGTTTTCCCGCTTGGTTTGAATGACAAAGTGAAGGTTGTTTCATACGCTGATGTTCCGTTATCGCGTGAAGCAATCACGGCAGTTTCTAATGTAGACAAACCTTTCAACTCCCAAAAGTACCCCGTTAATTTTACGGGCGGAGTTGCACCATTGTTCAATTGTGTAACCAATCCACTTCCATCGGTTGAAATGGTATTGCTGAATTCAAATGGTACGAAAAACGCACCTTTCAAACCACCAACGAATTGTTTACATGGTTCGTATCTTCCTAATAATGTTCCACAACTTGGCATTTTCTTATATATTATTTGGTTAAAAAAAAGGGGTGGGTGTTAGGCCCACCCCGTTATTTTATGTTTTACCTCAAATTAGGTTACATTAATTACAACTTGTTGAGTTGGGTTGGTAGCAATGATACCACCTGTGAAACGCATGATAACACGAACATTCTGTGAACCATCGATATCGCTCATGTCGATAACCTTCACTTCGTTGTAGTCGCTCAACAAACCAGTTCCAAAGTGCAAATCGCTCTTCATACCCAATACACAATCGTAGTCGTTAAGACCAGGACACATGGTAACGGGGATACCTTGGAAGTTCATTGGCTTTTCACCAACATAGAATTGGAAGTTGTAGTTACCAGCGGACAACGCGGCTTGGTATGCTTTCATTGTGGCGGGGCCAACATAGTATTGGTAACCTTCTTTGCCGTACAATGCAGCGGGTGAGTAATCCAATGCTTCTTGCAAACGAGCAACAACATTCGATCCACTTGTTGCACCAGAGAATGGGCGTACAATTGCAGAGTTATCAATCAAATAACCTACCATACCATCTTGACCAGCAACGATGGCGGAATCATACCAAAGGTTTGATTTCCAAATACCCAATTCGTTTGCTTGTGCTACTTCGGCAGCGGTTTGTGCCAACATGAATTCTTCAAAAGTTGCGGGAAGTTTCTCAAATGCGCTGAAACCCGCTTGTGCTGATTCCCATGTAGTACGCAATTGGTTTTTACACAACTGCAAGTTCACTTGCTTTTCGATGGTGGTCAACACATATTCGCCCAATGTTACTGAACTTGAATCTGTGAAATCA